TAAGAAAATATATTTTTATTTCTTATTTTCTTATGGTGTCTTGGTGCCCGAGGCCGGAATCGAACCGGCACACCGTTTCCGGCGAGAGATTTTAAGTCTGGTGACGATTCTATATAAATCAATTACTTAGGTTCTATACCGCTCCGCAATTGCGTAAACACAGTCGGCTGCAAACTCAATAACGGCGCGGGTCCAGTTTCGTTTGCGGAGCGGAATTTTGGCTATTTTGTAGGGCTGACCAACTTGCCGCGGCGGTGCCGGACATAGTGCGATGTCATGACCGGAGTGGTATGGCCGAGCTGGGCTTGTGCCTTTTCCATGCCGCCGCTTTCTTCCTTATCCGTCCCGGCTTTGGCGCGTAAATCGCGGAACTGGAAGGCGCGAATATCTTTCTCCCGGCCGGGGTTTGCCAAGACGGCAGCGTCCCGCGCGCGGTCGAAGGCGCCACGCATCATAGAGTAGGTCATCGGTTCGCCGTCCTCGTTATTGATCAGCTTCATGCCGACGACCTTGCGACTTTTGAGGCGCTCGATAATGGCTCCCAGCTCGCCGTCCAGGGAAATACGCAGTTTGGTCTCTCCCTTGTTTTGCTTTATATGCAGCGCACCTTCCTTGATGTCTGACCTGGCTAATTTGCGCACATCAGCCGGGCGCTGGCCGGTGAGATAGGCAATGTCCATGGCATCGCGTAGCGGCGGCTCAGCGGCCTCCCATACCATCCGGTAGATGTCGTCATCGATGTAGATGTCGCGGCCCACTTCTTTATACCGCTTCACGCCGGTACACGGGTTGGCTTTATTGGTCAGCCCCTTGTCGCGGGCGAAGTTCCAGACATGGCTGAACAGCGCTATTTCCCTGTTCGCCCTGATTTTCGCCGATTTGCGCCAGTCAAGATATTGCCGCACGTTCGTCGGTTCAATGCTTTCCATGGCGGCTTGCGGGTCTTCAAAGAATGTGAAGAGCTGCTTGAATTCGCGTAAATTCATGCTCTGCGTCGCTATTCCTTTGGTAGGGAAAATTTCTTTCTGATAACGCTCAGCGACATATCGAAAAGTGATCAGCGCGCCGGTCGGAGCCACGCTGGCGGTCAGCTCGGCCCATTTCTTGACGGCCAAAGTGTAATCCACCCCAAGGGGAATCTCGATGCGAGGGAATGCCCCGGTGTCAAGGTAGTAATAGACCTTGCCGCTGCGCTGCTTACGCTTGCGCATGCCCCGCGGCAGATTCAAATTCTTCGTTGGCTTCCGGCCCATTATCCAACCGTCCTCAATATGCGCGGCACCCAAGGTGCTTTAGCCGCTTCCTCTTTGCGTCCCTCGACCGCCGACCTGGTCACAACTGGATGGCCAGTGGCATTTATGAAGAATGGTATCCCCATTTGCCGCAAGGCCGCAATTTGCCGAGTTTTCATCTTGCGGCCGGTCAGTTTTTCTATCTCATCTTCTTCAAGAAATGTTCCCATCACTTCACCTCGTTTGTTTGTTCTAAGGCATGCGCCAGGTGCCTCGCATATGTCGACACAGCGCGCCAGTAGGCCGCCATCGGTCCCTTCCTCTTCTTCCATGATTTCTCTGCTTCGGCGTTGGCCTGGTGACGCAGGTCGCGCATCACGAGCGCAATGCGCGCGCGGTCGGCGGCGGGCAACTCTGACAATGCCTTGCCAGCCGGCAGGTTGAGCAGTGGGTTCAAATAGCCCATTTTGCCGTCTCGCTCATGGCCGATTCACCTTCAAAAACAAACCACAGCGCCGGTGCGTCCGGATAAATCGAGCATCGCCATTCCGGTTGCGCGTGTTGTTCTAGATGCCGCAGATAAGGCAAGTTGTCGAGCGGCCGATATGCTCATGCCCGCGCCAGGTGTGGCAGTTCCAGTTGACTACTGCAAGGTGCGGCGGGTAGCCGCGGCCTGTGGTATAGCTGCCGGTGGTCATGGCTTGCCCCTTTCCGCAATGGACGCGCAGCGCTCGCAATCCTTGGAAAATCCGCAATTGCATCCGCGCGGGTTATCGCCTTGGCTAAATCCGTCTTGCTGCTCGGATGGATCGAGCTCATTGAATGCATCAAGACATTCTGGGTGAATTTTCACTGTTCCAGCATCGCCGCCATCGAAGTAGCGGTAGCGCTTATAGGTTTCGCCAAGTAAAATTGCATGACCACAATAGCTGCAACGATGTTTTTTCTTTGCAGCTTTGATAATCTGAAGATCGGTTGACGCACTCATGGCTTCCCCTCCAATCGAATACTGTCTTGAACTTCTTTTGGCCATGAATCCCAAATTGCTTTAGCATGTGCTACTTGTTCAGCCAATGTCGATGGGCGTAATTTAGATGGTGCGGAACAACCTTGAAATGGCACACACATATCTGGTGTTGGGCATGCGCGCATAGATTTTCTGCAAATGAGATCGCTCATGGCTATACCTTGGCTGCCGCAAGGATGGCGAGACAGATGCGGCAAGTGACTGCCTCATCGCAGATCGTCCATGTTGCTCTTTGTAAATCGATTGAGCGCGGCGATTTAAAACAGATGGCTGATACGCCACCCAGCTGATTTATCTTTCCTGCCTTGTGGATGGTTTTCATGGCCGCACCATGGCAAGTAGGGCGCGGGCAGCTTCCAGTAATTGCCATTGCGGAAACCGTATCTGCTGATATAAACCATCATGCCATTGATGTTCCCAATATTTTGAAAAGTGCGAGAGCAATTCTTCGTCGTTCGGCATTGGAGATGTCTGCGCTGGTGGCGCCACTGAAAGCATGGTGCGATAGCAAATTCGTGCAGCTTCGGCCGCGCCTTGACATCCGCTCATTTCTTCAAATTCTTCAGAGTCTTTGAATTCTGAGACTGCTTCGAACCCATCAATTACCATACCCCTCGTGGGTTCAATAGGAACCAATTTCCAGCCGTCCGGCATAATACCGACGAGGCCGACGACGGAAGCCTTCAACGCATCGTGGCTTTCGTCTCGACAGAACAGCATCATTGCGAAGTTGGCGACGTCGACGGGATCGCCCTTGGCTACGGCGCGCAGGAGCAACTCGGCCAGGCGCTCGCCGCTGCACTTGGTAATGTCGTCCCAGCCGCCAAAACCTTGCTGGCGCTTAATCTTCAGCTTTTCCTTCATGGCGTTTGCGAACAGGTCGACAGCATGGTCGTCCAGCAGGGCGGCTTCATCGGTATGGGAAATCGGGTTTGTAGTCATGGTAGTAGAACTCCTATTTCAGACGATGTTTAGTAATGCCGGTAATCCCTGGGGGTAATCCAGATTCCTCTGCGTCAGCGAGAAATTTGGTGTTGCCACCGTTTTCTTTGGCATGATTTGCTTCGAGCTTCGCAAGGCTAATAATGTCCTTGGCGATCATGGATGTAGCTTTTGCGCGCTCCATATCGACTTCGGTGCTTTTGTCGTTAATTGCGCGGAGGGCATCAAAAAGGATGCTATTCAGTGCTGCGGCGTTGTTTTCCATTTATTTTCCTGTTGAGTGCGCCGGTCAACTGAACGAGTACCGCCAGTTCTTTCGGCAGGTTGTGAACGGTGTTACGCCGCATGTTCTCGGCTAAGCTGATGCATTCCACACGATCAAGAGTGATTTGCTCAAGAATGTTGGTCCTCTTGCCTGGTTTGAAAATGACGATATGCTTCGGGGGCAGAGGGCCATTGGCTTCGATCCATACAAGCTCATGCACGCTGCGCCAACGTGCGCTATTGTTGCCCTTACCGTTGCCGATTTTGCGCTGTAGAGTGCCATCCTTGTCGAGACGATAGCTTCCGACAGGACGGGTGGTGTGCGGCATTTGACCAGGCTTGAATTGCGTCGGCTTGCTGGCCTCATATTGCAATCCCTTCATTCCTTTATTCCAGACAGTCTGTCCTTTGGTAAATCGCGTTCCCATACCCTGGCGGCCATTCGTTCTTCCCGATGCCGGACTGGCGAGGAATTCAGCCGATTTATTTAGGCCGAACTTGTATGCCTTCTGATACACCGCTGTAATAGTTTTACTGAGCACAGCTGCGAGATCGGCGGTCTTGACATTCGGGTATTGCTCGCGCAGGGTTTGCAATTGTTCCTGTGTCCACTCCGCGCGCGGCCCAAGTATTCCTCTCGATTTAGTCATGTCGTCCGCCTGAATGCTTTGGTGAATTGCTTATTGACCACATGCCCTCGATTCAAGACGGCCTTTGCTAGCATCGTCCGATCAACGTGGCTTGCACCAGCCTGGCGTAACAACCCGAAATAGCTGTTGGCACAGGTGAAAACATCGGAGGCATCTATCCGTTTGATACGGCTGATCGCTTCGTTGAAGGTTCGTCGCCGCGTTGTGCGTGCCCAAGGCTTGATAACGTGGCCGACGAAGTCGACGCCGCGGTCGATTGGTTGGATGATGGTTTTGGACGGATTCAATTTGGCGTGGAGCCTGGTTTCAACGAAGTCGCTGATTCGCAGCAAGGCGGAGTACAGCCACTGTGGCGACTCGTGGAGCAAGATCGGATCATCGACGTAGCGCAAATAGTGCTTTGCGCGGAGCTGATGCTTAGCGAACTGATCTAATGGGTCAAGGTAGATATTGGCGAAGAACTGCGACGACAGATTGCCGATCGGCAGACCTAAATGCGACGGTTGATTGTGCAAGCGTTTATGAGGAGGTACGCGCTCAATCATCTCAACGGCGCCACGATACTCAAAATTCAGGCGCGGATCGTGAAATAGGATCGTGTCGGCTAAAGCCATCCACCATGGTTCTGTCACGCGGGCGGCGATTAGGTCGCGAAGAATGGCCTTATCGATGGCAACAAAGAAGTTCGCCAGGTCGCATTTCAAGTAATAGACGGGTTTGGACCAATTCTGGCTGGCGCTACGGATCTTGGCTTCCAGCCGCTGACCGGCATACATGGTGCCGCGCCCTGGGATGCAAGCACATGAGTCAGCGATGAACGATGCGTAGAAGCGTGGCGAGATCCTGTTATAAAACAGGTGGTGCACCACCCGGTCACGAAAATCGGCCGCCCACACCTCGCGTGGTTTCGGGCGCGTGACGATAAAACAGATTGAATGACCAGGCTCATATGAACTATCCAAAAGGTCGTCGTATAGTCGAATTAGATTGCGCTCTAGGTTCTGCTCGAACGCCAGAGCGCTTGGGGTGTTGCGCTTGCTTTTTCTGCAGTCGAAATATGCTTTTACCAGATCTTCGAATGCGAACGGTGCAAGACCAGCATCATCATGATCTGCGGACGGCGCGCGCCCGGCCGGCGTACGACTTGTGATTGTTGTTCTGGTTGCCATTGTTGAAATTCTGGTTCCAGGCATAATCGGTGTTGGCCGAGTACTGCGTCCATTCGTGCTATCTACGTCACCCCGCCGAAGGCTTGCGCCGATCAGCGGAGAAACTGCGCCAGACCAAACCTGAACACCGTCAGTGGTATCTGTAATGCGCATGTCGGTGGCCTTGTGAGCCAGCGGCACGACCAGATTAAGAGTTGCACAGGCAAGACCGCCTTGACGGTCATGCAACGGGCTACGATGCGGCATAATTGCTCCATCCAGTGGCTTGTTTCCCGACCATTTGGGTAAGCAAGACTGCCTTTGCATACTGTCCAGTGGAGATGAACCGCTTGTCCTTCGAAAGCCTGATGAGCAACTCAGCTACCTGCACGCGCTCGCGCAATTCCAACAGGTGAGGCGATTTGTCTTTCGCGATATTGGCCCGAAAAATCAGGGTCAAAACGGCGACACATTCCTCGCGGATGCGGCCGCCTACCGAAACTTTGAAGTCGCGCGGCATATTCTTGGTCATTTCCGTGGCAGCATCTAGCAGGTCGTAAGCTACCTTGTAGATCGGTAATTGCGTGTGGATGGCCATGTCAGTAAATGGTTAAATTACAAAATGATTAATCTGCGGACGGCGCGCGCCCGGCCGGCGTACGACTTGTGATTGCTGCCCTGGTTGCCATTGTCGAAACTCTGGATCCAGGCATAACCGGTGTAGGCCGAGTACTGCTCCGCAGACCAATACCACCGCGGCTGGAATTGCTCCTTGAGATTGGCAAACAGCAGCGATTGTTCGCGGCGGGTCGGCAGGTCACCGCCAGCTTTAGTCGCCCAATCTCCGGCCGCAGCCCAGCCAATTTCCACGGCTTCACCTGGCAAAAGAATCAGATGGTGATCTGGGGCGCCATCTTTTCCCAAAAGGATCCCTGCGTAGTGCTCGCCGGGTTTGAGGTTTTCTGCAATCCATTGCTGCTTGCTCATCGCGAATGTCCTTAAAGTGATAAAGGATTAAATTTTGAATCTGCGGACGGCGCGCGCCCGGCCGGCGTACGACTCGCGATAGCCGTCCTGGTAGCCATCGCTGAAAACCTGGATCCAGGCAGAACCGGTGTAGGCCGAGGACTGCGTGCTTGACCAGTACCAGCTGGGCTCGAATGCTTCCGATGCGGTAGCCTTGAATGCATCTGCCTGGGTTTGAACTGGAAAGCCAGGTGTATATGGCGAGGTCGGCTCAATAGCCGCCAGATTGATACCGGACCGGGCGTAGCAATAATTTTCGCGAGTAGTCGGCTTGAGATTGCGGTAGATGATTTCGAGCTCGTCTTGGGAGGGCAAATACCAGTCCGCCGAATCGCCGATTGTCAGAGAGAGGGCCCATTTCGCCAGCTCGCTGCCCGCGTCCGCCATTTCTTTGGTATTGAGAAGGCCGTCGCAGAACGATTGGGCATAAAGAACATTGTGCTCTTCGGTGGTCCAAGGAACGTCGCTGCGCTCCCCAGTTGCCTTCGGAGCCACGATCAAGGCATATGCTTGGCCGTCGACGCGAATACGCCCGGCAAAGAAGCCGCCAGCCAAAGCTGTTCCAATAATCGGAATGATTTCGTCAGTCGAAGATTTCATTATTTTTCCTAAAAAATTGATCGAATACAGGATTGAACTGCAAAATTTAGAACTAGAATCTCCAGACCCGCGCGGGAAGTTCTGGGGCTGGTATGCTTTGCGTCTTTTTGATCAATCCCTGTAAAATGCTTTCGAGCTGGGTAATGTCCTGATCAATCAAGCGCTTGTACTGACAATCAATGGGTGTGCAGCTAGTGATGTTTTCCCGATCTCTGTACAGGCGATTTATGGCCGCCTGAATTGTTAATTTCGTGATGGTGATGCCCAACCACTTGGTGAATTTGGTGATCATTTTTTAATCCAGAATTGATGAGGTTGATCCAAGCTTCGTTGCTTCTTTTCTGTTCTGCCAGTTCGATGGCTGCGAAGGCGAGTTGATCCTTGGTGAGCTTCAAGGCTGCACCATGACGGATACCCCGAGCGCGCCAGGATGGTCATAAGCAGCGTCCATGAGCGCATCGCGGTTCCCGATGGCGTGATATGTTTCGCTTGCGCCGCCTAATTTCTTGATCGTGATGAGGTAGTGCATAGAAATCTCCTTATGCGGCGTTGAGAAAATGCCGCTTTTTCCGCAAAAAATCCGATGTCTCGCTGCGCCGCATGTTGACTGGTTTTTGTTCGAGTTCACTGCGATTCTTTGCTATCTTCTTGGCGATATGTTTCGAGAGTGGATTGCTGAATGTGCGTTTCATGGCATAACCCACCAAAGATATTTCGCTACGCCGACGGCAATCAGGCATATACCAATCAGCGCCATCGCTGGCCCAACGTCGCGCCGGTCAAAAGCACCATTGCGAGGCGGGAAAATGCTGAACAAAACAGATCCCAGCGCCAAAAGGATGAAACCGATGGCGGTCATATAACTACTCCATCCGCAGCTCCAATACCTTCAGCCTTCAGAGAGGCGGCGGCATTTACAAGAGCTTCCGCTAGGGCGGTGGCCTGCTGCGGTGTCATGCTGAATTGAAAAACCATTGAGCCGTTCCGCTGCACTATCAGGACTCGCTCAGCGAAATGTCCCTGGTTAGCGCCTACAAATGCCTCCATCGCATGGACCTCTACCGCGTCGTTATTGATGCCTTGGATGGTAGTCATGCCACACCAACCTTGGCTGCTACGCGGTCATAAATTTGCATTGGCGTCAGATCGTCGGTGAAGTCTTCATCATCTGAAAACTTGATGTTGAGAGTGTTTTCTATTTCGATCTGAAGGGAGATCGCATCAAGCGAATCAGCTCCCAATTCGCTAAGAGGAATATTCACGTTGAGCGGCTCACCAGGTTCGGCGAGTTCATCGCTCAATATTTTCAGCACCTGCTCGCGTAAATTCATTTTCAAGTTGGAATTCATGGTGAGCCCCGATTAACGGCGAGTGGAGGAGGCGAGCAGCTTATCCATTGCTGCATCGATCTGCTTTGCTGACGGCTTGGCGCCTTCCATGCAGAATTCTTCGAACAGATCCTGACCGCGGCCGCCGGCGATCATGCTGCGCATCAGGAGATAGCGCGCCGAGTTATGTGCGTTGTCGGTGACCTGGTCGAAATTGAGTGCGTCGTTGTCAGTGGACATGCTGCTCTCCTAAATAAGCCGGGAAACCATACCGGCGCGGGATGCTTTCAGCCGAAAGCGAAAAGAGGGGAGTTTCGGCTGTGGTTTTTGGCAATCGGGAAGTCTTTGGAAATGACTAAAGGACTAAATAAACAATCTGCGGACGGCGCGCGCCCGGCCGGCGTACGACTAGTGACCGTCGTTCTGGAAGCCATTGGTGAAATTCTGGGACCAGGCATAATCGGTGTCGGCCGAGTACTGCTCATTGGACCAATACCAAGCGCCTTTGAAATGCTCTTTCAGGTTTGAGAAGAGCTGAGACTGTTCGCGGCGCGATGGGAGATCACCGCCGACGCTGGTCGCCCATTTCTGCGACGCCTCCCAATTCGAATCTTCGATTTCGCCCGGAAGCAAAATAAGGTGATGACCACGCTCGCCATTTTTGCCAAGGATGAAACCGGCATATTCTTCACCAGGGTTCAGCATTGGGAAAAACAAATCGGACCAGGTTGCGGTGGTAACCACGGCCGTCGGCGCGACATGTTGCGCCAGCCAGGCCCGGAAAAGATCTGCCGTTGGAATGGTGATCTGCGCGCCTGCAATTTCGATTGATGCTGTTTCGTTGGTCATTTTTTTCTCCAAGTAAGAGGTTATGGTTTTTGATAGTTCATTCACTGAACAAATGGCTTCCATGCGCCATTGAGAAAAACAAGCACCGGCCTAGTCACATGGCTCAAGATCAGGCAGCCGTTGAACACGCATATCTGATAGACAGACTCGTAGCCTGGTGGCATAGTCACGAGAACCTTTTTCTTCTGGCTGCATTTCGGTTTGATCATGATTCACCTCAATCCATTTGCTATCGTCTTGACGAAACAGGCGAACATCGATGCCGGATTTAATCCAGTCAATCGCTTCAAGCAGGTTGAAATGAAGAATGGCATCTAGCTTTCCATCGATCATTTCCTCGGTCTTGTATGTGTTCCCGCCCATGCTTTGCTCCGTTTTTCCTCCACCCATCCGGCCCTGCTTCGCGGAGGTGGTCATTTGGATCTCTTGTTATGTAGTGTGAAATTTCGCTAATTAGTAGTGGTATGGTCCGAACGCTTCACATGCGGCGATGAGCATGGTCCCGACTTTCTTGCCGCGCGTCGCGCCCACTTCGCGCACAAACACATCCCAAGCAGGGCAACGATTGCGAGCGGCCACGGCGTTTTCTTTTACCTTCACGTCGAAGCCAACGTAACCAGCTTCGGCAGCAAACATGTGAGCGTTTGCGCGCAGTGGCGAAAAGTTCGCTGGTGGCGTAACGCTTGATGATTGCAACTGTCCGCAAGTGTTCATTTGGCGTCTCCTTGAGTGTTTGCTGATTCGATGATTCATAATAAAGTAATGCTTTATCAAAAGCAAGAATAAAAACAAGCAATGATTGATTTAATTTGTAACAGGAAAATATGGGCGTAAAAAAACCGCCGAAGCGGTTGTGCGGGGAGGGGAAAGAGAACTATCTCATTTGGCCAAAGAGGTAGAGAAGTATGCGAGCGTAAAAAAGCCCACCGCGAAGGATGGGCTAATTTAGTGGCGAAGCCGCATACCGTTGCGGCTCAAGTCTGTTTATCGTCCCCAGTGCGTCCGATACGAATGAAAATGTCGCCGCGCTCGTACCTGGCAAGTAATTCTTCGACCAACTCGCCATCGGAATAGCCAGCCAACGGACGCCGGAAACTTTCGGCCAGGCGTAATACCATTTCGCTATTCAGTGACCTCGCATTCTCGACGGAGGCTCTCTCTAGCTGAACTTTTAAGTCTTCGGGGATGCGCAAACCAAATGGATGTTGCGCGCTTATGTTTTTAATCATAGCTACAAAGTGTAGCTATCCGACTAGTTGGATAATAGTAACAGCGTGTTACTATCTCCAAAAAACATCATTTATTCATGGGAATCTTTTGGTGCAGTGATTGCGTCGGCGTTCGTGTTTTGCGGAAGCTAAATTCCTGCATGAGTGGAATAAATTCTGTAATATACTGTACATAAACACAGTGTTAATTCTGTTCCCCCAGAGGCAATTTATCGCTTTGCACCACAGAAGGTAACATTCGTTCGCAGGTCCGGCAGTTTAATCCTTGGGGGAGGGGTTTTATGCATATGCAACCAGAACAAGATCTATTGAATTCATACGCAAATATGACAGACGATGACAGGGAAATGCTTGTTTCATTCGCTGGTGCTTGCGCACGAGATAATCCGCGCCAGAAATCTGTATTAACGCTGATCATTGGCGGCCGTCGCGGTCGCCTTGGTAGTCTTGCTGGCGACATCAACAGCCAAAGTGAGGATTTGTCGCCTACCTTTAATGTCCGATCGCAGGAACGAATCTACTAATTTATTCAAATCAGCAATATTTACTGATGCTTCGCCATCGATTTGTTGGTTTTTCTCGATAACCAACTCGCCTCTAGATGTCCCGGAAATATTTTCCGGTTCATCTAAAAAATAGCTCATCGGCATCTTTGTCGCGGCGGCTAATTTTTTAAGTGTTCCCTTCCCAATTCTTCCAGTTTTTCGCCAAGAGTAGACCGCCTGCGGGCTGACATTGCATAACGGGGCAATCTCATTGTCCTGGAGGTCAGTGCTGTCTATCGCCTTACCTATCAGTTCAGCTAGACGCATGTTTGGGAGGGGTTTGGTATCAATCATTGCTTTATTTTGGGTTAGTAGTATGTGATGAATCAATGCTTGTTTCTGCCTTGCATTCAATAAAGTAATGCTTTATTATTGGATTATGAAAACCCCATTTGAAAAAGCTTGTGACCTAGTCGGCGCTACAAATCTAGCCCGAGAACTTGATGTTTCCCCTCAGGCCATTCATGAGTGGAAGAAGGCTAAGCGCCCAATTCCAGTTGAGCGCTGTACTCAGATTGAGCAAGCAACAAATGGAGCTGTGACACGGAAAGACCTAAGACCGGATGACTGGGAAAAAATATGGCCCGAGTTATCCGAGCGGCCGAAGAAAACATGCACTGCTGTTGCAAAGCAAAGTTCCCAAATTGAAGAATCCAATGAAGAGCTCCGTCGGGATGTTGATCTGAGCTATCGCCAACCGGCTGACCCAAAGAAGGTGGCGCAATGACTCTCGACAGGTTCGCCGCATTTGTTTTGGCCGTCATTTTCACCATTTGTATTTTCGCAATCATTTAATTTTTCAGGCATCAGTTTTGATGCCTTCATTTTTGCCCAGGTCCCACTGGGAATGTCACTGGGAAGTTGATTGTATTTACCAATAAGAACCCTATGAATGCTCTTCAAATCAAGTTAATGCCGCGCCTCGATGCTCCAAGCGTCGCGCCGATGTCTGTAATCCTGAAAATCACCAGCTATCGGGATGCTGTCC